ATGTATAGCTGATAAAACTTTAGTAGATCTTTCTAGTAAAGCAAGTGTAGTTCCTACAGGTGCATTTGGATTACCTTTACCTGTGTTAATCTCAGCAATAGATGCAAACTTTTTACCGCCATCTACTAATATTCCAAGAAGATTTAACAAAGTGCCACTAGGTTCTTTAAAAGGCAATGGCTGTATGGATTCTCTAAGCGATCCTCCAGGAGCGTCAACATCTCTAAACTCGCCAGGTTGTATTGGGGTATCTTCATCACGTATTCTAATGCCACGTGTTTTAAACCCAGCAGGTAAATTAGCTAATGTTCCAGCGTCTATCAACTGTCTAAGTATAGATGTGGATGCTTTTGATAAACCACCAATCATGTGTGTTAAACCAAACCCATAGAATCCTAAACCAGGTAAAAACTTAAAATGCACAAAGTATTCAACTTTATTTTTTAATGGGTCGTTTTCTTGAAAGTTTCTACGAATAGATAATATTTCATTAGAGTTTGCATCAATAGTAACTATGTATGGTAGTTTTACGCCTGTCATTTCACCAGACTCATCCATATCTTCAAAACCATCTAGCTCTAAGTTGCAATGTACTTCGTAAAGTATTGATACTTCGCCATTATCATAAGAAGGCTCCATACCTGATAGCTTATTTATTTCTTCTTTAGCTTCTGAATACATGTCTGCATCATCACCTGTGTCTATTTCTACCTTACGATAAAAGCCTAAAGCTTGTAGTTTTCTTACTTCATTTTCAGGCATTTTTATTACATTTGTAATCCTAGGACAAGTTTCAAGATCGGTTGTAAAATAAGGTACGATTAAATCTTCAGGAGCTACAAACTTAGAAACAGCTCTACCTAAACCCTCATCGTAATAAACTTTTTTAAACGCAGAACCTGCTAAAGGTAAATAAAATAACATTTGGTCAAGCTCTTCATCAAACTCTTCCATTACATGAGTAATTTGATAGTTCATAAACTCTTTTACTCTTTGAGCTTGCTCTTCTACAGCAGAATCATAAGCACCTATTATCTGTGTTTTTACTGGACCTCCAGAAGGTAGTAATTCTTTATAAGCTTGTGCTTGGAATGTTGTTACAGCTTCTCCCAATAAAGGGTGTATTACACCTGAAGCACCTTCAAAAGGCTCCGATCTTTCATCATCAAACTTCATACCTAAGTATTTAAGTCCGTCTGTGTAGGTTCTTTCCCAATCTTCTCTTGAAGACTTATCTTTTTCTATGCCATCAATTAATTGATTTGCAATTCTTCCTAAATCACTTTCATCCATAGATTCAGCTAAGTTTTCATTAAAACCTGTATCTATCTCTTCTTGTATACTTGATTCTAGAATTGCACTACCGTCATCTTGCATAACAAAGTCTTCCATCCCTGCTTCTTCAATAGCAGCAAGTGCAACCTCCATGCCTTCATCGCCTAAAGCAATTTGGTTTTCTTCATTAAGTACGGTTGGATTGATGTCTTTTTCTATTGCCATTAATAATATACCCTTCTAACTGGTGCTTTCTCTCGATCTGAATAGTCATCGTCAAGAGAAACTAAACCACCCTCTCTAAATCGCATGAGAGCTTGAGTCATAGTATCACATAAATCGTCATTTTTTCCAAAAGGAAACGAAGCACATTCTTCAATCATTTCTTCTGCAAACTTTCTTTCTGGTGCATAAACTAGCTCAGATTCAAAAATAGGTGCAACTGAGTGCATACGTGTAGATTTATCATGCCCTCTAGTAGGTGAATAATTTACTACAGGTATGCCTAGCCTTCTAAGCTCATGTGTTAACGGAGTTCCTGAAGCTTTTGCCTCAATCAATGTCATGTCTGGTTCCCAATATTTATATTCATTGTATGCTATACGTTTTAGTTCTGGAAAATCCCATCTCCCTTTTTGTGCATCGAGCAAAATAATACAGTCAGGTGAATCAGGCGTAGGTCTAAATACACCCCATGTGGATATTGCAGAGTAATCAGCGTTTTCTTTTTTACTGAACGCTGTATCATAACTTTGTATAATATAACTTACAGGTGGTAAAGAATCACCTTCCCACACGTTCCACCACTCACGTTTGATAATAGATCCTTCTTCAGAAGTTGGTGTCTGCATCCACTGTGCATTCCATTTTTGAACAGGTAGTGAAGCTTTTACTTTTTCTAATTCAGACAATTCCCAAAACTCTGGCCATAAAGCATTATTGGTTTCAGGAAATATAGCTGGAAACTCCACTATTTCCCATTGATCAGCAGCGTCTTCCTTCTGTGCGTCTAAAAGCTTTGCAGTAAGGTCAATAGAACTCCACCTAGTCATAACCAAAATAATAGCTCCACCAGGCTGTAAACGTTGTCTAGGACCAGATGTGTACCATTCCCAGCAAGATTCTAAAGCACTAGGGCTTAGTGCATCTTGTTCTGAGTGTGGATCATCAATAATTAATAAGTCTGCACCACGGCCTGTTATAGCTCCTCCTACGCCTGCTGCAAAGTATTCTCCACCTTTGTTAGTTTCCCATCTACCAGCAGATTTAGAATCAGCTTGTAATTGTACTTTGTCAAAGATACGCTTATATTCATCAGTGTCCATCATGTTTCTAACTTTACGACCAAATCTTACTGCTAACTCTCCTGTGTGAGTTGTTTGCATAATTTTACGATTTGGTTGCTTACCCATGATCCAAGCAGGGAAATAAGTAGAACAAAACTCTGATTTAGTGTGTCTTGGTGGCATATTGACGATTAATCGGTTAATTTTGCCATTTGCAACGTCTTCTAGCTTTTGTGCAAAGATTTTATGATGTCGGCCACAAATAAACTCTGGCCACATATATCTTACGTATTCTAAAAAGCTATCTTGGCACTTTTTTTGTTTTTTTAGTAACTCAAGTCGTTCTTTAAGAACTAAGGTTTCTTTTATTTCTTGATCAGATAAATGTGCTAGGTTCATAACTCAGCTAACATTTTATCAATATCAACAGCACCACCATCTTTAAATGCGTTGATACCTTGTGTTTCTATAGCTCTTTTTAGTTCATCAGTAAATTTAAGATAAGTTCCATCAAATTCTGTTCCAGTACCCTTAATTGTTTTAACAACACCTTCTTCGCCAACACCAAGCTCTTTAAGAACTTTTTTTATTTCTTTTTGTGCACTTTCGTATGTTTTTACAAGTTCTGGATTAAAACCTTCCTTAGCAGCTTGTTGATTTCCTATAAATAAAAAGTCATCACCTTTTTTTGCAGAATCTAAAATGTTTGTTCTTACTGGCAATTTAAAGTATTTTGAATTACCTCCGTCAAAATATGGATCTATTTTAATGCCAAGTCTTGCTTGATTTACGCTTACTGCTTTTTTAAGAACCTTAACACCATCAGACAAGTCTAAGAACGTTGTTTTTTGATCAGCTATTTCATCAAAGTAAGCAGCAGCTCTATCAATTGGATTGTTACCAGCATCAAAATATTTTTGTCTACCTGTTGCTGGGTTTATTTCATAATATATTTCATCAATACTTTTCGGCAAAGATTCTGTAAAAGGTTTGCCTGTTATACGTTCTATATCTTTTGGTGTAATAGAAAATTCATCAATACCTAGTCTTAAAATATCTTCACCAAGCGATTCATTAATTTTATTCAAATCAATATCTGCACCATCGGCAATAGCTTTATTTATCTCATCAACTTTTTTGTTATAAGATTTAAGTCCTTTTATTAATTTTTTTTGTATTTCTGGTTTTACAAATCCAGTAGGTTTTGACTTAAATATTTTTTGTTTTATTTTTTCAACGTTTTTAGTACGTTCTAATACTTCTTTTACAACATTTTCTAAATTAGGATCAAGCTTTGCCATGTCTTCTAATTTAGAATTTAATTTTATTATATTTTTTGGAGTCAATATAAAATTAGGTGTAGATGAAATCTCTATTTCTATTCTCTTAACAACTGATAACCCATCCTGATCAGGTGCAAAGTATTTACCAGGCACTCTTTCGCCAAACCCAGTATCAGTAAATGTCTTGTATAAATCATTTCCTAGTATTTTACGCATGGCTTGTTCGTCATTAGCACGTAAAGCAGCGTCAAACTCTGGTTTAAAATTACTAATTAATTCGCTTCTCTGAGTACCAGTAATTACTGCATCTGGACCTACTGAAATAGCATCTTTTATAGATTTATTAGCTTCTTGATAAACACGAGGTATTCTAGAAATAGAGTCAAAATTAGTTTTAGCAGCTTCAAATTGTCTTACTTGAGTTTTTCTATATATTTTAGACACTTCTTCTTGAAAGTCAGATTGCATTCTAAATAGGTTTTTGCCTTGAATACGAGGATCAAGTTTAAGTTCGCGTAAATCATTTTGAATAGTTTTAAAATCCACAGGTGCTAATCTAGGACGCAAGTTAACTAGTCTGCCAAAAGCATTATATTTACCAGTACCATCAAAGACATAAGAATTATCACCAGAAAAACCATCAGGGTATTTTAATTTAACATTGTGGTGTGGTTTGTTTCTGAACTCACCAGAACCTCTTACAAAATAATTAAATTGTCCTTGTGTAGCTGGATCTATAGTATCTGGTCTATAAGTTACTGATTCAAGAAGATCTTGAGGTGTGTTACGGATTTGTATAGCATTACGTTGTGATCTAGCAATATAATCATCAAGGCTTTGTCTTGATAAAGATTTTTTTGCGTCAGCAGACATTATCAATTTAGGGTGTATTGAGTTGGACTCATCTAAAATATTAAGCAACCTAAGCTCACCTTTTGGCACTCCCGCATTTTCTAATTTTTTCACCCATTGCTCTGCAGGTAGTTTTTGTACTTTTTTACCTAAGGTTGTAATATTTGGCTGTTCAATTCCGTTAACCCACTTCCTAGCTTTAGAACCAAACTGAAAATCTCCTGCTTGATAGCTTATATCTTTAATGCCTTTAGGTTCAAAAGTTTCTACTTTAGGTAATTTTGTTTCCTTGGGCGGTGCAAGTGGTAACGGCTCTTCAACAGGGGGTTTAAGTTTTTTAGAAGCATCTGCTGCTTGCGTAGCAGATTTTGTTACACCTCTTGCACCTCTAAGGAATCTAAATAATGGTATTAAGCTAATACCTGATAAAGCAGATAAAGCTATGTTGCCTGCTGCACCTAAATAGTCTTTATCTTGTATGTTAGTTTTAGCCCTAGAACCAAACTCTTTTATTTCATAAGCAGCTAAAGCATCTCCAACACCAGGAGAAATACTAACAGCTATTTGATCTGCAACAGGTAATTCTTCAAAAGTACGGTAGGCTTCACGAATATTACCATCAGCTATTTTAGAGCTTAGGTCTGAAAGTATTTCCTTTCTTTCAGCCATGTATGGCTACTCTGATATGGTGTCTAGTATCTTAGATATTTCGTTTTCTTCTCTGTCTAAAACTGTGGCTGTAGGTCTTGCAGAAGGGAACAGTGTAAAAAACATTTCTTTTCCCATTCTACCTTCTTTTTCATTTCCAAAAGAACCATCGCTCATTTCATTAAAAATATTACCCGCATTGTCTACGTAAGTTTGCACAACTCTTGGTCCCATAGCGACCCTTTCTCCCATAGGTTGCATAGGTTGCATAGGTTGTTCAATAG